ATTGGATTATTAAACAACGATGAACTTAGACAAGCACGATTCGCATATTACGCAGAAACACTGGACTTTTTACCACTTACACCAGATAGTATGAAACGTGATATAGCCAAACGATATAACGAAACAATATTGTTGCAAACATTTATTGCCGACGGCACCGTAACTACATTTACTCTAAGTAAACCAGTTAGCATGGATCCTGTTGAAAAATTACAAGTAAAAGTTAATATTGACGTTATTCAACATTTGTTTGATTACACAGTAATTGGTAATATATTAACTATTACGAAAGAACTTGTTGCGGGCGATATTATATATGCTAGCATTAAAATATAACATAGTAGTTAATTAAGCGATAAATATTTGTATGGCAACATATATCGGTTACAGCACTATAGGTATTACTTCTGGCAATGCAGTCTTAGCGGACAAGCAACTTGCTATACGTGATTTATTAAATCACTTCTACACCCGCAAAGGTGAGCGTATAATGAATCCAACGTTTGGTTCCATTATCTGGGATTTAGTTTTTGAACCATTAGACAATTATACAACAAATTTAGTGCTTGAAGACGTAAAGCGAATCATCAGCAGCGACCCTAGATGGATCTTTGAAGATATGCGACTAGAAAAACCCGATGATCATACGATTAATGTCCGTGTACAATTGTATTATGATGACACTGGGACAGCAGAAGAATTATTTTTAACATACGTAGGTGAGATACAGTAATGGCACAGGGCGCAAGACAAAGCAGTTTATTTGCTGCAGAAGATTTTAGTGTAGTATACGAAAGTTTTGCTCAAGCAAATCTGCAAGCATATGATTTTGATACTATCAGAAATGCGATGGTCGATTATATTAATGCAAACTACCCAGAGAATTTTAATGACTGGATTACTTCGAGCGAATTTACAAGTTTAATTGAACTTATGGCATTCCTCGGACATAACTTAGCATTCCGTGCAGATCTGGCAACTAGAGAAAACTTTTTAAGCACAGCAGAACGCAGAGAAAGCGCATTACGTATTGCTGAGTTTTTAGGATACACCCCCACACGCAACGTTGTAGCATCAGGCTTACTCAAAATTGATAGCATCAAGACAACAGAAACTGTATATGACGTTGACGGCAACAGTCTCGCAAATGTCGATATACAATTTGACGATGTTACTGATGCTAGTACATATCAAAACTTTTTGATTGTTATGAATAGCTTCTTACAACAAAATAGCAAGTTTGGTAGCCCATATGCTAAGACTAATAACAACAATGTTCAATATGAAATTTATAGAACCAACAGTCTTAATAATGAAATTAATTATCCGTTTAACGGTTATATAAATGGTGCAAGAGCAGCGTTTGGTATGCACAGTTTATATTATAATCAAAATACAAATACAGTTGATGAAAAAGATCCTAATCCATTTGGAGTGTTGGATTTATTATATAAAAACGACAACGGCGGGTTTAACAGTCCTGATACTGGATTCTTTATCGGATTTAAACAAGGTAATTTAAGTTTCAAAGACTTTATTGTTGACAATGGTATACCGAATATGATATTAGATATTAACGACGCTAATGTAGCAAATGGAAATATTTGGGTACAAACAATTGACGAAGTTGGTCAAATTTTAAACAGTTGGACACAGGTTGATAGATTGTTTGGACTTAATGCAGTATTCAATATTGTTAATAATAATCAACGTAAAATCTTTACTGTCAGCAGTAGAGAAAACGACCAAATTAGTATTGTGTTTGGTGACGGTGAATTTGGTGATATTCCTCGTGGTATTATTCGTGTATGGTATAGAACTGGTGTTAATCAAACATATAACTTATTACCTAGTGATGTTGGAACAGTTATTTTATCATTTAGTTATATAGGTAATGACAGTAACACATATAATTCGACAATCAGAGCAAGCCTAAAATCTCAAGTAAGTAATAGTAGTTCAAGAGAAAGTATAGATAGTATTCGTGTAAACGCCGGACGTTTCTTTTCAACGCAAGACCGTATGGTCACTGCTGACGATTACAGCATATATCCATTTACTGTAAGTGAAAACATCCGTAAGATCAAAAGTATAAACCGTGTACATAGTGGTCACAGTAGATTTAGAGATTTCAACGATCCAACTGCTACCTACAGTGACGCAATTCAATATACTGATGATGCATACATTTACAAAGAAGATGCGACAACAAGAAGTATTGTAGCATTGCCCAATAATCTCAATGCTGAAGAATTATACCAAAGATACGTAAGACCAGTATTGAACAATCCTGAAGTTAAAAACTTCTATTACCACAGACATTTTTACGGTCCTACAGGATCATATGATGCTAACGTTCAATATAGCAATACCACAAGTAGTTTAACATATTATACAGGTAGTTCTTCCGACTTAGATACATATCGTTGGAATCAAGTAACAAAAGGCAGTAATACGTCAACTGGATACATTACACTTAACGGTATTGTGCAACCGTTAGGCGATACTGGGGCCAGTTCTTTAAGAAAATTAGAAGTTGATGGTTTAGCAGAATTTATAACGAGCCCTTTCAAAATGGGATACATTAACACAATTGAAATTATCAGTGGCGGTAGTGGTTATACTAGTGCGCCGACTGTAGCAATTTTGGGTGCTGGTAATGGAGCAACTTGCGTTGCTAATATATTGCTGGGGGTAGTTGTTAGTGTGACAATCAGTAGCAGCGGTCAGGACTATACAAACGCAACTAATATAACATTTACTGGCGGCGGCGGATCGGGTGCAATAGCAAGAGTAGTTATTGGAAATGCTGATTCTCAGTGGGCTAGAATTTCTAAACTAAGTAATTCAGGAGTGGGCGAAGATGACTCAACTGGCGCTCCCACTGGCATCGACCCAGCCGGTCGTGGTGCTGTTGTATTAAATGCAATCATACCGAGTGGTGCTAGAATTAAACGTATTGTTCCGAGTTGGGAATATGATTTAACTGATGCAGTAAAAACAACTATAATAACTAAACTAGCTAATAGAGATAGCTTTGGTCTGAGATATAATCCGGTTGACCAATCTTGGACAGCAGTAGATAGCAGTAATTTACCTTCAAGTAGTATCACATTAAATGATGTATCTAGCTGGAGTCGTTTATACGAAGGTAATACCAGTAACACTGGAATCGACAACAGTTGGATAATACGCTTTAACTATTCTAGCACACAGTGGGAAATACTAACACGTAAAACACGCTATATTATCGGTAGTGATTCCGTACTCAAGTTTAACAATTTGAATTTTGCAGAATCATTTAGTAGTGAAACACTAAAGCCTGGAAAAGATAGTTTCCAAATTCTAAACATCAATACTAAATCAACATCCGACAACGTTCCGCTGGATTATAATTATACATTTAACAGCTTTGGCTACTTTACTTACGCTGACGGATACACAGATCCCCGTAAGCTAAGAGTTACACTGTCAGATCCAGACAATGATGGATTTCCAAATATACCATGTGCATTTCATGACATTACCAGTAATAACAGTATTAATTTAGGCACTATTAGAGAAAATGGCTATGATTATGTAGTGCATGACGACGACGGATCTACGGCAGTAACAGGCCGTGCTAACTTACATATGAAGTATAACAGAGTTGCTGATCTAAATCAAGTGATTGATCCTAGTAGTTCGAACATTATTGATACTATGGTATTGCTACGCAGCTACGAGTCTGATTTCAGAGCATGGGCATTATATGATGGTAGAGAATATTCCAAGCCTAATGCACCTACAGTTGCAGAGCTTTCGAATATGTTTAGTAGTTTAGAAAACAAGAAATCAATAAGCGATCAGATTGTATATCGTCCTGTTAAATTTAAAATACTTTTCGGAGAACTTGCACCAAGTGAATTACAAGCAACATTCCGTGTTGTAAAAACTACAAATGCAACAATGAGCGATACTGAAATTAAACAACAAATTATAAAACTGATCAACGAATACTTTAGTATAGATAACTGGGATTTTGGTGAAACATTTTACTTCACTGAAATGGCAGCATATATACATACAAAGCTAGTTGGACAGTTGTCTCAAATTACAATTTATCCAATAAATGCAGCTACAACAGCGTCCACGAGTTTATTTGAAATCCCAGCATCAAGTGATGAAATGTTTGT